TAGATTTAATACCTAAAAAAATAATCACTAAATAAAAGGGGGAATAATGATTATTAAATTATTTGGTAAACAAATAACTATCAATAATAAAAAATGGAAACAGGACCTGCTAGCTTGGAGCTTACTATATAGAACAGAAATAGTAATTGCTGTTGCTAGTTTTATTCTTGGGAGTATTATATTTTAATAACATGAAAAATAATAAATGGGAGTTCGGAATCACTTTGCTACAAGGCATATTATTCTTACTAGCTCCCATTTATTCTTGGAGCTATAATATTTTAATAAAAAATAGAAAGGAGAAAATAAAATGGAATATAAATTTAATGGAGATCAAATAGAATTAATAAAGGATCTTTTAATCAATCAAGAAAATATTTGGTCTAAAAGTAAATCAAGCAGGGAATATTATGATGCAGATTTAAGAAGATTAAATGAGTGTTTAAAAATAATAACAACAAATAGAAAGGGAAAAATAAAATGAAAAAAGAAATAGAGAGTTATACCATTGTATTAACTTGGAAACATGAAGATGGTAGTTTGAATACTGAAACTTTAAATCAAGATAATTTGCCAGATAGTTTTTTGGATTATTTAAAAGAATATGAAAGAGTAGAAAATGAATAAACAACTACAACAACAAAATTTAAGGGAGTTAGCTAGATTAACTTTCTTAAATCTTATGAGTGCCAATGGAGTTATGGCAAAGACAATCATAAGAAACTATAAACTAAAAAAAGAAAGGGAAAACTATGAATGGCAAGGTGATAAAGTTCTTAAAAAGTATCACATTGGAAGATAGAGTAGATATATTAAACAATATATTGTGGCATGATGATACATTTCTTTATATCTTTAGTGATAAAAGAGATTGTGGTTTTGATATTCCTTTAGATAAAAAAGCTGAATATCCATCAATACACGCAGGTTTAAATGGTTTGTCTATTCAAATTAGTATGGATATGGATAAAGCAGAATTATCTTCTCATGGAAAATCTGTTAAAATTTCAGAAAAAAAATGGAATAAAGTAAAACTAAATTCTTTTAAAATTAATTAATCTTTATTATCAGGGGGTAAGTCAGTTATATTATCCCCTGATACATCAATCAAGTTATCCTGATTATCTTCCCAAGAAATTCTAATATTACTATCTGATTTAACATCAATCTTTTGCTTTTCAGTAAAGAGAGAAGATACTCTTGGAGCTAACCATTTAATATAGTTTTGTTTCTCCCTTAAAAATAGCAGCTCTTCATTAGACATTTCAGTAGTATCAGATTGAAAGATCGCTAACATCTTTTCAACAAGTGTCTTAATACCTATCTCTTGAGCTTTTAAAAACTGCTCTTTAAACTTTGGGTTTTGATCTAAGTATTTGTAGAAACTCATCAAGCTGATCTTTAAGGTGTCTTTGACTACGATATGAGGTATTCCTCCAGCGTAAATAGTGTCTAGTAAAATATCTTGTTCGGTATCTGATAGACTTATTGGCAAGTTCTTTTTGGTCTTGGATATATCTTTTGATTTCGTCATCTGTTTTATGTTTAAAGTTCTTTAAGTTTTTTAATATATTAATCTTGGATTGTATATCAATATTATCATTCTTGTATAACCCTTTATACTTTCTAGTCTTGTTATCCCAAGATTTTCCTCCCTTATGATAGGGACATAACATTCTTCTTGAAGTAGGTACAAAATGACCTTTACATTTACACCTTTTCCCAGAGTGCTTTGCGATTGCCTCACACCTTATCTTTATTTTTCCCAAGGTTTTATTCCATTCTTAATATTATATTCTTTCTTTCTTTTATAAGCGAAGTTCTTTTCCTTTACTATCTTCTTCAATTCCCTTTGTATTATTTGAGGATCTACTAAATTTTCCTGACGAGCTAATTCCCTTTTTCTCTCAATGGCTAGTTTACAATAATAGACATTCTTTGTATCTCCTTTAAGGTCAGGCAGGGGTAGAGTGGCTAATTCATTTATTGTGTTATCAAAATTACCTCTATTCTTACCAATTATTTTATCTATATTATTATTGTATATTGTTTCTTCTAATATAGGCGTAAAACGGCTATCTTGTGTAGGTTTAACGGCTATCTTGGAATTAGTGTATAACTTTTCAGCTCTTAAAAATACCTCATTAACAATATAAGTCTTACCAGATTTACCTCTAAAAGATTTAACAACATTTAATTTATTTAAAGTAGACAAGCAACTTTTAATAGTAGTTCTACATAGACCAGTATCTTTGTGTATTGTTTCGTGCCTTAATCTTGCCTCATATCCATTCTTTTTCCAAGCATACTTCATCACAGATAAGAATACATTTAGACAATGAGACTTATGTTCGCCATCTAATTTATTAAGATGATGATAAAGTTTATATGTAATAAATAAAAAACCTCTACTTGTGTCCATGTTTACATACCTTTTTATGATTGGCTTGTAGGTCTAGCAAGATTGACACCCATTGTTGCTCGTTCATGACCTCAAACTCTGTCTGAGAGATTGTTATACGCTTGATCCTAAAGGTTAGGGTAGTTGGGGTCAAATTTTTATAGAACACCAAAAAACAGGGTATATTTAAGCGACTAGCGACTATGTTTGCAAGGGTGGTAGCCTTATATTTCTGTCCTTTGTCATAGCAAGTCTCAAGGATAGCAAGTGGCTCGTAGCAATCAGGACAACATTCAATACTATCAATATCAATCATGGCAATATTGTCATATTTCCTATGCCAATCGTTATAGCTCCCATTAGAGAAAGCATAAGTCCATCTAGCCATATCTATTTTTTTTTAAGTACCAATATTATATTATCTTTTAGTTCTATATCTTTTTCCAAAGCAAATATTATATCAGATTGTTTTTGTATAAATTTTTTTTGTCGTTTCAATTCAGCTTTACATTCCTTTAATTTATCTGATAGCTCTAGCTCTTTCCACATACCCTCATTTGTCATTTTAGATCCAATCTATAGTAGGTTTACCATTGTAATTAACATCATAAATGAACCAACCAAAAGCCATTAGTCCACCTTTTTTATCATTTTTTTTAAAACCTAATCTTCTTGAAAAGATTAAAACTTTTTTTAATTTGTTTTGATTAAATAAAAGAGAAGCTCTTTTTTTACCCTCTAAAAAAGATAACTTGCATAGCAAAGCCATTTTTTTATTAACTGATTTTAAGCCATGCAAAGTAAATTCTGTTGCTAAATTAAATGGAGGGTTGGTAATAATATTATCTACTTTGTCATTGGTAGTTAAAAAATCTTTTACTTCTCCATAACCTCTATCAATTAAATCAGAGCTATAAACATCATAACCAGCTTTTATTAATGGATCTGATATTGCACCATCACCACAAGAACATTCCCAAATTTTACCATCAAATTTTTCGTATTTAATTAAATCTTCTATTGCGTCTATTGGTGTAGCATAAAAATCATTTTCTATACGATCATTGTTAAAATTATGACCAACCATTTGATATGCTGATTTCATTTTAATACCTCTATCTTTTTGACAACTGATCGTGGGTACACAGTTACATTACCAACAGTTAGTTCACCATCATCATCAAAACTATGCGAAGCAAATATAATTAATTTCTTCTGATCCTTATATAATAAATAACCTATGTCATCACACCAAGAATAAGTTTGCTCAAGTGCTTTTTTTAAAGACATCCATTCTGGATTTGAAGTTGGATCTTGCCAATAAATTCTTACTCTCTTGTATGGAAACTTATTTGTTTTCTTCATATTCCCACCAACTTTCGTACAAATCTTGTAAAGTAACTTTGCCTTTAGTAACTTCTAATATCTTCTTAACCATTCTTGGTTTAGGGAATCTTTTTTCTTTAGACTCCAAACAATATCTTTGCGAGTTAGTCGCTGGATTAATTGATTTGATACCTAACATAGTACCAAAAGTATAATGTGATATACCTTGTTTTTTTCGCCACTCTTTTAGTGTCATTTTTCTCCTTATTTGTTATACAATTAAGAGATATATATTACATATAATAATGATTGACAAGCATTTATATTAGCTGTAAAACAAAGAAAACAAACAAATGAAAGAATATTTTAAAAACTTTAATGGGGGTCAAGGTTTAGATCATTGGTCTCCCTCTTCAAGCCAAAACTTTACCAGATTTGTACTTAACTATTCTTTACCACAAGAAATAAGAAGAATGTTTAAGATAAGATATAAAGCTCCATTTGGTAATCTTGTAAACAACACAGCTCAAAGATTAACTTGTAAAATTTTATATCAAGGAGACAAGAAGATTACATTAAAGAACAAAAATTATGACGAAATATTTCAACAAGAATTAGACGCAATAGATAAAAATACTACACCTGTAGATGACAAGGATAAACTAGCAAGGGAAATGATGATTAGCTTTTCTCATCCAACCATTGAGAACATGAAGAAAGCAGTCAAAGAAATATTTGGTAATGAAAAGTTAGTCGCAGAAAGATATGTATCTAGCAAAGATAAAGATATGCTCATAGATATTATTGGTAGAGTAGACTACGAATCAAATATAAAAATAGGTGAGGCAAAAACAAAACCACCTACGATAAAAAAAAAGAGAGGCAAAGATGAATACTACATGGCATCAACTTTACTTCCGACAGATCCTGACCCAATGCACGTTAGCCAATTAGCTTTCTACCACCATTGCACAAACAAAAAACCATTTTTGTTTTATGTAAATGAAAATGAATACACAATCTTTGATGACACACACGATATGTTAAGAGCTGATTATTTAAAAGAACAATACAATCTTTTAGTACAAAGATTAAAATCTTGGGAACAACTAATTATATTTTGTAAAGGAGATATTAAAAAACTATCTGCCTTTGCAGAGCCACCAGAATTAAATCATCCTTTTTATTATAGGGATTTAATAGACGACCAAAAAAAACAAATCAATCAACTATGGGGGTTAGACGCATGAAACTAAACATATATCAAAAACTACACAAAGCAGCTTGTGAAGCAAGTGGGGTAGTCAAAGGCAAGAAAGTACCAGGTATGCAGTTCAACCCATTGCTCCACGATAGTGTTCAAGTTGTGGCAATGGAAGCATTACTTAACAATGGATTATATCCTGTTTGTAATTATAGCAATACCATTCACGAAAATTTTATTGTTGTTACTTGTTCAATGAGAATACATGACATTGAAAATCCTGACAGCTATGTTGATGTCAATGGATGTAGTGCAATGGGAAACTTAGATAAATTTGGTACAGGTAATGGTATGAGCTATGCTAAGAAGTATGCTTACCTAAATGCTTTACATTTAAAGACAGGTTTAGATAATGAAGATGGCTACAAGGCAAAACCTTTTAATAAAATTCCACAACGAAGTGGTACAGATCATGCCAATGTTGATATAGACATTGATATGAATCAAGTAAGAGAAGCTATAAAATCTATTAATGATATTTATGCTTTAAGGAAATTTAGAAAACAAAATCCTAACTTATTTGATCCTAATAATAATGTTCGTGTGTATAGACAGATTACTGATCTATATGAAACACATGAAACACAACTAAATAGACAAGGAGTAACACAATGAGTGATAAGATATATATAAAACTTACACACAATCAAGACAAGCAGCAAGGAGATAATAGACCTATATTTGTTGCACCAATAAATCCAAAATCACCAGAGGGTAAAACCTGGAGAATAGGTGTAAAGATTGGAGATGATTGGTACAATCAAGCAGGATTTGAGGATCTTGACGAACAAGGTAATCCCACAGGGATTATTAATGTTGTCTTGACACCATCAAATACTGGTTCAGCACCTGCCAAGCCGAGAGGACAGCAGTCGTCTTTTGCACCAAACAAGTTTGCAAAAGGTCAAGGATCAGGTTATAACAAACCTAACTACAAATACTAATTTAGATTTTGTAGTTGAGTGGTGTGGCGGAAGTTTTTTTCAGAGTAGCGAATCATGTTGCCTCTTCCCTTTCTTGGCAATGCTCCCTCTTTATTTGTTTTCTTCTGCCATACCTTTAAAAACAATATGAAAATTACAGACTTAGACAAAGAGATTAAGAAGAAGATTGTATCAGATCGTCAAAAAGAATATGGCGATTACCAATACAATTTCACTATACTTGCCGAGCTTTTTACCTTAATATTAGCTCCGAATTTAAAAAAAAAATTAAAGCCATATCAAGTAGGTCAGCTAATGATGACACTCAAATTGTTTAGGACTACCAAGGGTTATAAGGCAGATAACTATCACGACCTATCTATCTATAATGACATGACATTTGACTTACACAAAAAAGATATAGACAAAAGAGATAAAAATGAGTAAGTATTTAAGAATTAAATCTGGCGAAGCTAGTTTTGAATTAGTTGAAAGATTTGATGATGTAAAGAAAGCTGCCGACCCCAACGCACAGGGAGAGTATGTAGAATGTAAAGTCTCAGCAATTAAAATAGACTTTACCAAAGTGAAAAAGGAGAAAGATGGAAGAGTTGAGAACTCGCCTTCAGAAATACAGGGATCTTCAACAAAAGAAACACGAGAAGTACCTGGAAGCAAAGCATAAAGTACATAAGTATCAAAAAGATTCTTATAGATTGCTTTGGAAAATAGAGAAGGCAAAAGAAGAATTGATGAGAGCATAACTCATTAGTTTACATTGATAAAAAAAACAACAAATACCTAGGGGGATTTATGTCTTTAGCAAAACAAGAATTTCAAAAACATATTAAAAAAATAAATAACAACGATTTTATCTACAAGCATAAGATAGCTTTTTATTTATTATCAGATAGAGAATATAAATTATATGAAGCAGGATTTAAAAAAGGTTTTGAGTTAGCACAACAAAAAATGTCAAATCATATTAGTGAAATAAAACAAACACACATAGTGCCTATCAATACAGAAAGAAAGATTGTTGGTTATCAATTTAGAAAACCTAGACAAACAGAGATAGACTCCATAATTAATAAGGTTTGTATTAAGTATGAAGTAAGTAAGAAAGAATTATTTACCAAGACTAGAACTACAGATATTGTGCGATCCAGAAATATTATTCATAATGTATTAAGTGAAAAATATAAGATGAGCTTAACAGAGATAGGAAAAATTTTTGGACAAGATCATACTACAGTTTTACATTCAATAGAAATGAAACAAAATAGAAAAAGATTCTGGAGTGATGAGCAAACTATTTGGCAAGAGTTTCAAGAACTTATAGCATAATGCCAAAGCACAAATGCTCTAAATGTAAAAGAGCTGCTATAATTATAGAAAATAAAATATATTTTTGTGCTGATTGTTATTTAATATTAAAAAAAATATTTACTTCTTAAATCCTGATAGCATAGACTTGTAAGACTTAGAGCTAATAGTAGATTTAGATTTTGATCTGCTTGTACCAGCTTTTTTTCTTTTATTTATATTATAATACAAACCTTTTTTAGCTGTCTTACCAGATTTTGTTTTGTGATAACCTTTTTTCATTAGTCTCCTTTTTAAAATTTATATATTTATCAAAGCACAATTCATCTTTACCATTATGGCAAAAGTGTTTGTGTTCTGCATTTATAATCCATCCACCCATAGTATTCAATAGTTCTTTTTTACACCAATCGCAATATCCACAGATAAACTCCCTTATCTTTGATCTATTCCAAGTTTTTTTTCTTAGCATTTTTCTTTTTACAACTACATAACTTAAAGGTTAATAGATCATTTATTTTTTCATTTAAACTATCTATCCAACCAAAAAATTTTAATAATAATTTGTCTACCATTTTTTGCAGCTCCAATATCTTGCACTTAATTTATTAGTTGCAGTAGCACATCTATGTCTAGCACGAAAAGACTTTCTTCTAGCTGGATTAGATTTTTTAATAGTCATGTTGGCATCCCCATATCTAATGAGCTTTACCTTGTTGCCTGACTTTGCTAGTACCGCAAACTTTTTAGTTTTAGTTCTAGCTTTCTTTGGTTTATTGTAACCTGCAAATGTTTCACCTCTATAATTTATACTCATTCTAATATTAAAGAAGTTATTTTCTTCTCTCCCATATAGATTTCTATGTTAGCTTTTGATTTAATACATTGATAAGTAACTCTACCACTATCAGACTTATCTCTCATAGCATATCTTTTAGCTTTAAGGCATTTGCTTAAACTATCTTGTATTCTGTGTTCTTTAATTTCGTTATTTACAATAAGTAATAAAGCAAAAACTGTTTCAATCATTGGTGGTTACCATTATTTCTAATTTTATCTTTCATATTTTCTATGTTTGTTTCTATATTTTTTATATCTTCCATAGCTCTATTAAGATTAACTGTGTTATTTCTCATGCCTTGCATTTCATTTTCTAGCTCTTCGATTTGACTAGCCATGTGTTCAAGTAACATAAACTGTTCTTGGTCAGTAGGAACTTGCTCAGACTTTTTAAGTAAATCACTACTAAATAATTCTCTTGAAGTTTCCAACGAGGTCAACCTGGAAGTCAATTCGGTGTACGCAAATATACCCATAGCCACAGCTACAACAATACCAATCATGTTTTTAATTGGCATGGCAACTGAAGTATTTTCGCTTACCTTCATTAGAAAATAGTTGCTATTACAAATATTAATATAACAACACCTGCAATAACCTTATGGTCTGTCCAGAAGTGTTTAATTGTTTCAAATATTTTGTCCATAATATTATCCTCCTAAAAGTGTATACCATTTTCTTTTAGAATTGTAAGGTCTTTATCTTCCTTGTCTATTGTATTTTTTAAAGCTACGAGCTTCTGATTTGTTTAGATTTTTCTTATGCCTTCTTGGTCTTTTAGGTGGCTTATCTCTAGGTACAAAGTGTAGAAACTTAACACGAGCCATTATATTTTTTCTGCCAAATTTCTTTTTGACTTAATCCTATTTCATCTTGTTTTTGTTTACAAGTTGGTTCAATATCTTCTTGTTTTATAATATCAACTAATGCGTATCTATAAACTTTAGTATTATCTCTCCATTGAAAATGTATTAAGTATCTAGGATCTTCGTATTGTTCAATTAGTCTTGGATCAAATGCAGCTAATGTCATTTTCTTTTAAAACTACCCTTGCCTTTTTTAGGTTTTACTATTCTTGGTTTATATTTTTTTGACATTAAATCTTTTGCTATAATATTTTTTCTTTTCATTATTTTTTTCTCATTATGTCTGCACCTTTAAGACCATAAATTGCAGACACTACACCTATAAATATAGCTTGATACCAATAAGGTAAGTTTTTAAAGTATTCAAAGAATAAATCTATTCGATCACGAATCGTAGGATCGTCAGAGAAAACAGACCAACCCAATAAAAGAATAGGCAAAGATACAAGAATAAGGACAAATTCATCCTTCCAACCATTATCATTGCTCTCAATAACTTTCGCTTTATATTCAATTTCACCTTTCGCCATTTGCTCTGCGTGGTGCATCTGAGCATCTGACATCAACTGTTTAGTTCGTTGCTTGTTCTGATATATTCTAGCTCCAGTCTTTACACCTAAACTTAATAAATTCAACCACATTATCCTTCTACCTTTCCATCTTTCCACTTCATTTCTGGTAAACCATTGTCAAATTTTTTACCATCATAAGTGAGAACTTGTTTTCTATTAGATCCTTTTTCATTATAAGATACATGAACCCAACCACCAGCAGGATCATCTGGATTATAAAACTCTAATATTAATTGATCAAAGTCGCAGTTAGCTTGTATCCAATAAGCTGTTTGAATGTTAGGTACACCTGCTATTTCAAAATCTACTGCCTGACCCTTTGCGTGTTGTGATGTTTTCTTACTACCAATAGCTTCACATAATTCTTCTGATCTATACCCTGATGTTACAGTTATAGGTTTGTCAAACTTAGCTCGTACTGGTTCTAATATTTCATAGCATACATTCTCAAGGTTTTTAATATCACCAGCTCCAGGTGTATTGTCTATACCCTTACGAGTTGCTGTCATTGACTTTGC